CCAGGCTCACATGCGTCTCCTCGGAGCGTATCGATAACACGACGTATGCCGTTAGCGATGGAGATCCAATGCTGTGGTTCATAAGGTTCTTCTTTCATTTGGTAGGGGCGAACCCCTGTACCGTTGAAGAAGTCACCGCCACAGCTCTCACGGAAGACCCCGGAGACGTAAGTCTTCTTGGGGTTCGGCGTAAAGCCGAAGAACCGTAAGACGGCTAACACACATGACGAAGCATCTGTGGGAACGATAATATCGTCCCCAAAGACTGAGACTTCCCCCCGAACGCCCACCAGGTCGCATGAAGCGACGCAGAGGGCTCGGAAGATTATTGTCTCTAGCTCGAATGTGAAGCCGTTTCCCATGGAACTGAACTTCTCTAAGTGATACCAACGTCCTTTGCCTTCTGTCTTCGTTTTTACGAATGTGAGGGGGGATCTGGCACTGTCGAGATAAGTGAACCATAGGGGAGGTAGCAATAGCTTCACCAGAAGCCTAGCTACGGTGTCACTGGCTGAGGAAAGATCAATCGTCACCGCTCGACCACCCACCGATGCGACACGAGCCATAAGCTTATGCTCATCCGGTAGTGAGTCGAGGTCGATTCCGACATCCCTAAGACGGCGCCTCATCGCTCTACCCAGCGCAAGCTGGTAAACAGAGTTCAGAGACGGCTCTTTCGCGCAAGATCTCCTTGATCGGGAGTCCTTCGCAACCGTGAAATACTTGTTACCTCGTATTTCACGGGGATACTTTCCACAAACCTCGGAAGCCTTGGCCCAACGAGTCGACGACCAGTCGTCTCTATAAGGCCATGCTTCCCTGGTGAAAGTTGGGTGAGATGACATCTTATCGGGTACTGTGAAGTACGGGTAGATGTCGGACATCGTCGCCCCCGGTCCAAAAGCGATTTTCAGGTCGCTTGGAGGACGCCAACCCAGAATCCTCAGGACTTCTTTACGCGCTAGGGAGATTACCTCCCGAACGTGCGCCGGTATCAGATCGGAAGTTAACCGATCGTCAAAGGCGAGTTCCTGGATCATCAGGTTGGTCTTCTTACATGCATGCTCATTAGCAAGCCACTTTTCAAAGGCGGCTTGTTCGAGGTCCTCCGTAACCGGCAAGCCTTCATACTTCCTTAGGAAGTCGACGGCTTGAACGGCCTTGAAGTAGTCGTGTGCATCGCAGTAATCGGAAGGGTCAACTGAGAGCCCCTTAAGGGTATCCCAGTGCTCGTTCTCGATCAGTTTTGAAACTGACAGAGAAAGAGGACAATTGAGCGCAGCCATGAGGCTATGCGCTAGATCGAGCACCTCAGGTGTCACGAGCTGTACCTCCAGGTTTGAAGGCGTCGATTAAGACGCCGAGAACCCGGACTTCAAGTAAGACTTGAAGGTTGCGTGCGCTTCGAGGTTCGCGAATTGACTCACGAACTCGTTCACGTCAGCACTGGGCATGCTCTTGCTGAAGACCCACTCCTTCGTCAGCCTGGCCGTGTTGATCACGGAGGTGACGCCGGTGGTGGTGTTCACAGCAATTTGCATGTAGGCCCCAGTGACCCGCAAGGTACGAGACGCACCGTTTTGGGAATCACGGCTGGAAAGCCGCATTTCCGGTTGGTGCGCCTGTGCCGTGCCGACGGTCTGGGATTTCCAGATCGCCGGTACGCCGTCACCGCTGGAGGGTTGAACGCCCGTCCAGACGATGTCGGTGGTGCCATCGTTCTTCTTCACAGTCAGATCAGCCAAAGCGGCCATGGTCGCAATCCTTAGGGATAGTGGTTGAATGAGTGCTGAATTCAGAAGCCCTTAAGGCGACTGAGTTGTTGCACAAGAAGGGACACAGACGTGACCGCACGTGTCGGCGATAAAATCGCCTTCATCGGTCGGAGCCCGAGCTCGACGCTCGGAATTCCGAATTTTCGCTCGAAGTAAACCCCTGACCACTCCATATGCTTCCACAGCTCGTGAGAGCCTAGGTACGCATTGTAGTAATCATAAGAAGCGAGCACCCTGTTCTTGACACCGTGGTGTGGAGCGTCGAAGGTGATACCGTGCAGTTCGTCGAACTGCCCGAGAAATTCACCAACGTTTGCAAACCAGTCCACGACAAAAGAGAAGGGAACAAGCTCCCAAGCGATGAGGAAAGGGTTGGTCAGACCCAGTTGCGTCAGCAACCCCAGATTTGGATTAGTCGTACGAAGGTAACCTTCGACGTAGGCTTGTGCCATCCATGTCCGGGAGTAGTGTTGCTCTGAGTAGGTGTCGGTCCACGAGTCGGATTGCTCCAACAGCGATTTCCCTCTACCCTTGACTGTAACGTCAGGTACAGCCGACGAGAGCACCTCTGCTGCATTGTAGATGTCCTGCGCGAACGGGACCCATCCGAAGTGCCATTCGAGGAAGGTATTAGCGCTTTGCTTATACTTCCCCCTGGTGGTTAACTTTCGGCCGGTCTTACGATCGTCGAGAACATACAACGCATCTCCGAAGCGTCCCTTGCGGATCGCTCGGACGACGTGTACCAGCTGGGAGGCCCGCTGGGTGATCATATTGATCGCCTGTTTGCCCTCCGCCAGTGTCACGCCGACTGACGCTTTAGCCCTAGCTTTTTGGAAGAAGCTCTCACGAGCCTTGTTGATTGCTTGGGCTTGATTCAAGAACTCTCCTGAATCCGGACCGTAGTCCGAGAGAGTCCTAGGTATTCCCGTATACCAGGGAGAGTATCCCGCACAAGGTGAAGGCACCCCGGGGTAGACACTGTAGTACGCGAGAATCGTGCGCTTCGAAACGAAGTATGGCGCATCGAGGTTGTAAGGCCTCGCCTGCGCCGTCCTCTTCCTGTAAAGGCACGATGAGCCGACGCCGACACCCAGTGACTGAGTGACAGGCGTTTTGTCCCATATTGGGGCTACCATCTTCTTTCCTCCTCAAGGTCAGAAGCGGCTCATACCGATCATCACAAGACCGGGTAGATGAACTCGATGTTCACCTCACCGGAGCTAGTGATAATCTTTCCCCCAACGGCTGGACCGTCTGGGACTCCGAGTTGGAATCCTTCGACATCCAGGCCACCGGTGCTTTCAACGATCGGAATGAAAGCCCGGCCATCAGCGGAGCGGAAGAAGAACGATGGAGCGTGCTCCTCGGGAAGGTTGTCAATGAGTCCCAGAGGGACTTCAAAGAGTCCCTTCCCAAAGTAAACTTTCATCATTCTTCGTAACTCCTGCTGTAGTTGAGAAAACCTCGATCCAAGGTCTGGCTCGAGGAATTGAGAAAGCGGGTACGCTTCGCGTACCCGCTTTCGATATCAGATTAACCCGTAGTTATACGGGTGGCCGCTGATCATCCTTACGGATGAGAACGAGGCTCCATTAACATGGTCCTGATATCAGTCGGAACCCCCTTATGGGGG